TTGCAACCAACGCTCTAAAGGCTGCTAACCGTGTTATAACGACGATAGACAACCCCGCCCCAGAACGAGGTGATGAACTACGCCTCAAAGCCGCAGAGTCGCTCCTGAACCGCGTAGGAGTGGCAAAGCAAGAACAAATCAACCACAATGTAACCGCAATACACGGAGTAGTCCTGCTACCCCCCAAGAAAGAGGTAGTTATCGATGGCTGACGATAAACAAATCCGCACCGACGGACGCACAGACAAAGAAATCCGTATTATTGCAGCAGAAAACATCACAAACTTAACCGACAACCAGCTAGATCGACTCAGACTAATTAGTCCGATTAAACAGAAGCTGGCTCACGGTGGCAAAGCCTGTCGTGGACGCTCTGCACAGGGAAGTTCCGAAAAGAATGGCTGAAGCCGCACCGAAGCGCACCTATCATCTATCGACAGCCGAACGTGCGCGAAGAGCAGCCCAAAAGAAACTGCGTGGTGCAAAGAAGAAAGCCCAGCAAGCCACAAAGAAGGCAGAGACACAAAGAAAGAAAGCCCGTGATCTTGAAAGCACTATTGGACGAGTTGAGAAAGCTATCACAGCAAGCGGCACTGCAACGATTGACACTGCCGATCTCAAGTCACTTCCCCCGGCTGTATCCGATCTCGTGGGAGATTCCGAAGTTGTCTTCCAAGCTAACCCCGGACCCCAAGAGGAGTTTCTTTCAGCGGGAGAGCGGGACGTTCTTTACGGCGGGGCTGCTGGTGGCGGTAAATCGTTTGCTTTACTTGCTGATCCCCTACGGTATTGCCATAACCCCAATCATAGGGGTCTTCTTCTCAGGCGTACCCTCGACGAACTAACAGAACTAATTGACAAGTCACGCCAGCTATACACAAAGGCGTTTCCCGGAGCCAAGTTCCGCGAATCCAAATCAACGTGGGTCTTTCCATCTGGGGCTACGATCTGGTTTACTTACCTCGACAGAGATAAAGACGTTACCCGATTTCAGGGACAGGCATTTAACTGGATAGGCATCGATGAGATTACCCAATACCCTACACCATATGTGTGGGACTATTTGCGTTCTAGGCTTCGTGCTACTGATCCTGAACTTCAAGAACACCTGTACATGCGCTGCACAGCCAACCCCGGAGGTGTGGGTGGCTGGTGGGTCAAGAAGATGTACATCGAAGGTACCCCCGAAAACAAAGCATTCCCTGCTTTTGACATAGACACTCGCAAGACATTTGCTTGGCCTAGTGGTCACGAAAAGGCAGGTCAGCCGCTCTTCTTCCGAAAGTTCGTTCCAGCGCGGTTGACAGATAATCCCCACCTCATGGCTGACGGTCAATACGAGGCTATGTTGCGTTCGCTCCCAGATGTCGAACGGAAGAGACTTCTCGAAGGGGATTGGGATGTGGCAGAGGGAGCAGCCTTTCCTGAGTTCTCACGAGTGAAACATGTGGTCGAACATTTTGACATTCCCACGAACTGGCCCCGCATACGAGCCGCCGACTACGGGTACTCCGCGCCGTCTTGTGTACTATGGGGTGCGATTGACTGGGATAATAATATTTGGGTTTATCGTGAATTATACGCTAAACACTTGACAGCCGAGCAATTAGCTGATAGAATACTAGAAGCAGAACAACTTGACCCGTTACCTCACTATACCGTACTCGATTCCTCTTGCTGGAACAAGACCGGATTCGGGCCATCCATAGCAGAGGTGATGATGCGGCAGGGAGTTCGCTGGACTCCATCAGACCGCAACCGTGTTCAGGGAAAGATGGAGATACATCGTCGTCTGGCAGATGACCCATACTCACAGGAACCACGCATACGTTTCTTTTCATCCTGCCAGAACATCGTGAAACAAATAGCTGGTATACCCCTCTCCAAAACAAACAGCGAAGACGTAGATACCAAAGCTGAAGATCACGCATACGACGCACTTCGATACATGCTGATGACACGAATGAGCGGATACGCTTCGATACACCAGCAACTAGGCGCAATCAAGAACCACGTACACAAGGTTCAAGATGAAGTATTTGGATACTAGATGGAAACTCAAGAATTTAAAGCGTTAGTTGAGTCAGGCCAATTAACAATTGGTCAAGCGTTAGACCACGCTATATCCATGCCTAAATCTGGTAAGACAATACCAGACTTGCAAAAGGCTATCCAAGCTGGGAAGTTAGGCGATACTACCCTTGACACACCACTAGCAGAAGCGTTTAAAAGTGAAAGTTTTCTTTCTAATGTTGACACCCCAAAAGCAAATTATTACGTTAGTGTTCAGGGATTTGAAAACGCTTTAAAAACAGCATTTGTACGTGCAAAGATTCCCTATTTATCTACACTAGGTCTTGAAACAGAGTTGGCTGGTTCAAGTGGGTTGCTACAAGCTGGAGGATATTCAGAGGGGCAACTAAGACGAACTAGACAGATGCAGGGTTTGATTCCTTCTGCAGACTTAGATGCGGCGTATGCAGATGCTTTCACTAACATGAGTGCAAAAGGATCAAATGTATCAGATGATACAAAAAGATTTTTATTCTTTCATAAAAACACAGTTGTTCGCGTAGAAACAGTTTTAGGATCAACAGCTACTAAAACTGCACCTGCAAAACCCCCTATGACTCTTGCAGATGTAATTATAAGTTCTGATCCAGATACAGGCGAACCAACTGTAACACTGAAAGGCGAGAGCAGAGTAAATAAAACTCGCTTGCCCGTTACTTACAAGGGTACTATGGCTGCTTTATTAAAAGAGCAGTTTGATATAGCGCGAGCAAGGGGTGGCAGCAAAGATTTAAAAGATATAAAACTATTTGATACCACAAAAGTAAAAACGGATGCTGCTCATAACAAATACATTAAGCCTATTGTAGAAGAAAGATTTCCAACACAGATACCCATTGACCCAAAATCAGGGGCTTCTGGCTGGCGACCTACAGACATAAGATCAGCAGTTCAAGACCAATTAGAAAAAGAGTTTCGCATTGATCCTGCTTTAGCGGAAGACTACGCAGGTCACAAAGTAAAAGATGCCTACAAATCATCAGGAGCAAATCCGTCTACTATCGGAGAAATTTCTGAAAACTTAGTTAGGCAATCTGCAAAAAATTTAGGAGTAGGAACAACTAACAGTGTTGTTGTAAGTAAGTTTGGACTAACATCTCCTGCACTAAGCGCAGAAAACGTTTCTTCTTTTCCTGCTTTAGCTGAAAACTATAGAGGAGTAGGCCAGACCTTACAAGCTTCTACAGTTCTAAGTGAAGCGCAAAAAGCTGAGATAGATTCTGCTGCATTTTTATCTTCTGAAAAACAAACTGCTGAAGCACTAAAAATTCAAGCCGATAACATAAGACAACAACAAAATTTAGATGTAAAAGGCGCAAAAGAAGGATTTGAAAGGCAGCAAGAAGTTGCAGGTATAAAGAAACAACTTAAACAAGAAAAGATTGTTGCATCCGGCGAAGACTTCATAGCCAAAGCCTTGAAGATGGCGAAGAAGATACCCGGACCTGTCAAAAGAGTAATTCCTTTTGCTGGTACTATTCCTGCACTTTACAACGTGCCAATTGTGCAAGAGGGTCTGGCTAGTCAGATGGAAGACATAGGCATTCCACGTAGTATTGCTGATCCTGTAGCATATGCAGGTGCGGGGGCTGATTTTTTAATAGGAGAAGTTGCTCAAGTTGCCCCTAGTGACGTTATAGAAGTAGGAAGATCGATGGCATCTCCTGTAGCTGACCCCGGATCGGCTCGTCCTATTGAACGAATGATGGCAGATCAACCGGAGTTGTTTAATCAATCTAATCAACCACAGATTACTAAGCCTGTAAAAATACCCGATCCCGTTCCGACCCAGCAGGGAATGCTGGCTGCAGGTGGAGCAAAGCAAAGAGTTAACCAAGCAAGAAGTGCCGCGCTTGCTGGTGAAGAAACATCAATGAGCGGTTCCTTTCTAAATTAACCCATAGGGGAGACAAACCTATGCCTGACAATAATTACAACTACGGTGCAGCATATGTAATGAACTCTGACAAGGTCAGCGTCGATACAGATGAGGGTGCATCAAAGCTTTACCGTGAAGGTCTAGAGTTTCCAACTCGTGTACAGACAGGCCCGATCACAGAAGATATGCCAAAGAAGCAAACTAAGCCCACAGTAGAAGCTTCATTCCACAAGATGGCAGACGACAGAAACTACTTTAGCTAGGACTTCAAATGTCTGATAATTTCCTACAACCCCCAGACGATAGTGAAGTTGTAGTCGTAGCCCCCGAAGAGGAGATGCCCGGTCTTGCCGCGCACATCCGAAAGAAGTTCCAAGACTCTGAAAATGGTCGCTTTGCTTACGAGCAACGTTGGCTAAAAGCGTTTAAGAACTTTCGTGGCATTTACGACTCAACTACCCAGTATCGTGACAGTGAAAAGTCGAAGGTATTCATTAAGATTACCAAGACAAAGGTGCTTGCTGCTTACGGACAGATTATTGACATCCTGTTCGCAAACAAAAAGTTTCCGTTGGTTGTAGAGCCAACTCCTGTCCCCGAAGGTATTGCAGAGTTTGCCCACATGCAAACCCCGCTTGATGAGATCATCGATCCCTACGGATTTGAGGGAGACGGAAGAACCCTAGAGCCGGGGGCATTAGAAGCTTCCCCACCTAGCGGGGACTTCTTAGGGGGATTAAAAGACAGGTACAACGGTGCGCCTCTTGCAGAAGGACCAGCTTTAGCTGGAGAGCCACAAATTTCTCCCGCACAAAAAGCTGCTCTGAACATGGAGAAGGTCATTCACGACCAGCTTCTTGACACAAGTGCAGTCAATGTATTTAGAAGTGCTATCTTTGAAGCATCTCTTTTAGGAACGGGGGTCGTAAAAGGTCCGTTTAACTTTACTAAAAGAGTACACCAATGGGAGCGAGACGACGAAGGTTCTCGTGTGTATGCCCCCTACGAAAGAATTGTTCCGCGTATGGAACATGTTTCTGCTTGGGACTTTCATCCTGATCCAGCAGCAACGAGCATAGACGATTGTGAGTACGTCATACAGCGACATCGTATGAATCGATTGCAGCTTCGTAATCTTATCAATCATCCGTATTTCTACAAGGATGCTATTGAAGAAGTTATTGCAAAGGGATCAAACTACGAAGACAAGTATTACGAAGA